GCACCGCGAGAAGATTGGCGCGACATATAGCCGCCCAACCTCATAATCCGGCCCATTCAGCACGGGCTGATTCGTAGTGCGCGAGCCCAAAACTAACGTTCGGCCATCCACTGACCGACATATACACCCGTGGCGCTTGCACCAACTCCACGGCGATTCGACGGGCTCCAAACAGGTGCCTACCAACTGTGCGTTGTGCAGGTGGGCGTCGCGCAGGTTGGCGTAGCGCAGGTCGGCGTAGCGCAGGTTGGCGCCGTGCAGGTCGGCGTAGCTCAGGTCGGCGTAGCGCAGGTTGGCGTAGCTCAGGTCGGCGTAGCGCAGGTCGGCGTTGTGCAGGTTGGCGTAGCTCAGGTCGGCGTAGCGCAGGTTGTCCGCCTCGACCCTATACAGTACCCTTCCGCTCTTACTCTTAATCTGAACCATTGCGACTCCTAGTTCTTGCCAGTTTCCTCGTCTCCTTCTCCAGCTTGCAAATAAACGTCGCAATGGCCTCCAGTTGGCCCGCGGTCAGACGTGCGTGTACGTCCAGATTGCGGAGCAGCCACACCCCGCAGCAGTCGTCCATGCGTCTCAGTTCGCCGATATGCCCGGACCACCCGCCTATGGGGCTGCCGTCCAACGACCATAGGTACCTCGTCCGGTACGTTGCACATATTGATTCGTCGATCTGCACGTTATAGGTTTCCGCCATGTCTCTCCCTCATCTTTTGGATTAGGTATTGCTTCCGAAGCCCCCGCAGGTTTCCTCGCTTTCCACAGTCTGGGCACAGGATTCTCCACCGATCTGCTCTGTGCGTAAACAACGTTCCACAATTACATCGGATTGATAAGAGATTCGTCTCTGAGGACCATTTGGCGTTTAGTATCCTCAAAGCAATACCCTCCGAGAAAAGGAGACGGCGCCGGTTCCGTCCTGAGCAGGCTCAACTGCGGATTTCCTCGACGCCGTCTTCACGAACCATTCTCCGACTCTGAAGAACAGATTCGGGTACAGTTGGCGGAGAAAGTGAGCGAGTACCTCCGCATTGTCTTTCTGATCTAAGGTAATCGTGTTCCCATTCTGTGGATTCTTGACACATCCGAGTTGTGGTCCTGCCTCGTGATCTGACCAGTGGACGTAGTATTGTTTCCACGAGCTTCTGCTTCCTTGACAGTCCCTGGGATTGACCAACAGGAGAATCAGCTCTTCTGCCATCTTGGACCGAGCAAATTCTGGAAGCCTCTGAGAGAGGAACGTCTCGTAGAAAGCCCTCAGAACCCGCTCGACGTCCAACTGCGTAAGCTGATCAAGCTTCTGGTAGGACATCGTTGGGTCTCAATCCTTCTTTGAGTGCCTCAATTCGGTCGATGTCTCCGATGAATTGGGTAGCTGCAAGACTTTTTCCCCGCCACATTTTCAGCCGCATGAGGTCGAAGAGTTCCACTCTGGGTTTCCTAGCGGCTTCTACGGCCCTCTCGTACGCTTTGTTGAGGTCTTGCTCTGTGAGGGGCTTTCCAGGGGTGATTTTGCTCTTCCAGTGTTCAGTCATAAACAAACCGGGCCCGGACTGTTTTTGGCCCAGGCACCGGCTTGCGACAAAGGAAGAACTCTGTGCGTAAACGCTGTCTGTCTTTCAAATCGTAGGGGTTTGGGGTCCCCTGTCAAGGGTTTTCTGGTGTGCGTTTCTAAGTCCTTATCTGACAAGTGGTTGCGATCTATTGAGCTAACGTCCAGGTGATCGGTCCTAGCATCTCTCCACCTATAACTCCTTGGCTTGTACAGACTTACGTATTTGCTTATACTTCTACCATCACACTGTATCCTCTCTAACTCCTGTGGAGACAAGGACTTGTATCGACCAGCCGACCTACGAATTCCACAATACCGACCGGTACGGCAGTGCGCGAATTGCGGCTGGAGGGACAGGACCAACCTTACGACGAACAGTCGAAACTACATCATCTGTCCCAGGTGCGGACGGCATGAGGGTACAGACCGGTACGGCAGGCTGTGTGTTCTTGCGTTAGGGGACGACAGGATGAGGACCGGGGAGGTTACGTGGCAACCAAAGCGAAAGAAAAAGCGAAACCGAGAAGCATCAGGAAACATCGGCTAACCAGCGTCGGGGAGATTCCCTTACCCACGATGGGAGAACTTGCCGCTCTGAGGTCCCTCCTGTCGTCCCAGCTTGATAAGCGCCTGCCTGAGGAGCAGGATGTTGTTGCCCAGAGAGCGACCGAAGTCTGCCTTCAGATTCTGGGAGAGTGGCCGAAGCGTTGTACTTGTCCCACCGGTAACCTCACCAGGAAGCAGAAAGACGAGCGCTTCAGCAAGTTCAATGGTGCCAAGCTCTGTCAGGCATGTAAGAGGCTGAAGAATGTTCTCTATGTCTGGCAGAAGCTGGAGGAACTTGCGGTCCGCCGACAGAAGCACGAGCTGTCCCTAATGCAGGAAGCCGTTGCTCAGAATGGCCGTCAGAAGGTGGCGACAATCCAGGCAGAGGCGAGGCGGGCACCAAAGGTCGTGGAAGCACACCCCTCCAAGCATACCGTCGACGTCATACGGGAGTTCAACGAGTCAGGACAGGCGGCTAGGCCCCGTGTGTCGAATGTGAGTTGAGAAAGAAGAAGGTAACAAAGAGTCAGGAAGACCTGATCCTTGAGGCGGCGAAGTCCTTCGACGTCTTCTGTGACAAGTACGTCTGGATTCAGGATAAGAGGACCAGGAGGGCAATTCAGTTTGATCGATTCCCCTGTCAGAGAAGAGTTAGTACCCATCTTGCTGAGGGGAAGTGGTTGGTATGTTTGAAGGCCCGGCAGCTTGGGATTACATGGCTCTCAGCAGCGTACTGTCTGTGGAGACTCATCTTTCATCGGATGTTCAGCTCCTGTGTGATTGCCCAGAACCGAAAGTATGCTCAGGACTTCGTGCGGCGCGTAAAGTTCATGTACATGCGACTTCCTGAGTTTCTCAAGATTCGCCTTGCGGCTGATACAAAGTATGAATTTGCATTGGACCACGGTCCAGGAGATGAGAGTGAGTTACGGGTCATTGCTGGTGGGGATACCGCCGGTAGGAGTTTAACGGCTGACCTCATCGTGTTCGACGAGCAGGCTCGCATTCCGGGATGTAAGGAGACACGAGAGGCGTGCGAACCTTCCCTTGAAGTGGCCGGAGGCCAAAGTGTGGTCATCTCCACCAGTGCTGGCCCTTACGGAGACTTTTATGAGCTGTATGTGGGAGCCCCGGAGAATGGGTATGAACCTGTCTTCCTAAAATGGAGTGAACGACCAGGTAGAGATGAAGAATGGTATACCAAGATTGCTGCAAAGCATCTGGACAATCCACTCTTCATGCCGCGGGAGTACCCGGACAGCCCGGCGGAGGCGTTCCTCTATGCGGAAGGTAGGTGTTTTCCGTCTTTCGACCCCCAGAAGCATGTGAGGACTTGGAGCGACCTGCCCTACCAGAAACCCGACGCAGATTTGTATCGCGCAATTGACTTCGGGGCCGTCAGCGCGTTCGTCTGCCTCTGGTTGGCTCATTGGCGCTCCGCCCCGCCGGGCTTCTCTGTTGATCCTGATTGTCCCAACTCCATCCGTGAGATTCTGGGCTACCACTACGAGCCCGTGGGAAAGTCGGGGAGAGACAAGCCGGTCAAGTTGGATGACCACGTTCCCGATGCTCTTCGGTACCTTGTTGTACAGTACTGTTTGGAAGGACATCTGCACCTCTACCGCGAGTTGTACATAGAGAATTCCGCTGCGAGCAGGAGAACCGACCTCAGCGACATTGCAGACATTCAGAGACTCTCGGGTTGGATAGAAGCTGCTCCCCACGAGCGATGTCGGTGGAAGCCCGGATCGGATGGAGAAACGTACTTTGCTACGGTGACCGACCCCTCTTTGGGAAAGACGATAGAACTGTACAACGAGAATGATCTGATCTGTGAGGGGTTTGTCAAACCGAAGGGGGTTGCCCCAAGGGATGTGATTCTGGATGGAATTAGAAGGTGCAATCTCCTGTTTGATGGGACTCACTACATCCGCAAGCAACCGGTCCTCACTGCAGAGCAGCTTAGAGAGAGGACGATTGAGGAACAACTGAGTAGGGGGCCCAAGTTCCGTTTGGCAAGTGGTGACCTGCAGGAGGCTGCATTCCGGGAGGCAGCACGGAGGGACCTTCTGATACGCAGGAGAACACGAAACTCAGGGTACTGGATGGGTCGGTATAGACCCTACTGAGAGAGAATTATGGGTCAGATTGCCTACATATTCGAAGAGAGAGACAAGCAGCAGACAGATGACGGTAGTATTACCGGAACCCGAGCGGTATTGGGTACAAATCCGATTCTGCTGTATGACATTCCAAAAACAGAGAATGCCTACCCGCTTGGTTGGTTTGGTGTCTCAGTTCTGTTTGCCATAACACTCTCCGGTGGGGCGGTGGATTCATCCGTCGACTTGTTTCTACACACAGCATTCGATGGCGACACAACGTACGACGACGTAGAGCAGAGTTCCAAGTCGCTCAGCACTAGCGACCTCGATCAGTCCGGCACGACTCGGTACACCTGGACGATGCTTACGGAAACTGTGGGGCCTGCAATCATCTTTGAAGCTGAGAGAACTGCTGGGGACCGGACAATCACATGCGATGTGAACTACCGTAGGTTTATGGAATTGGAGGCTGGGTAAATGGGTCAGATTGCCTGCCAGTATGGACCAGCCCAGACCGTGGCAAGTGGGCATAGTGTAACCGGCAGTAAGGCGATGGTTGGGTCGAACGCAGTTATCCTGGTAGACATCCGAGCGGATCAGAATGCGTACCCTCTTGGTTGGTGTGGTGGAGCGCTCCGATTTTCTTTTGCCTTGTCTGGGGGTAGTACAGATTCCAGTATAGACATTTGGGCCTACAAGGCTTTTTCAAACTCTACCTCTGCTGCCTTCTACGACGGTGTTGCCTACTATACTAAGAGCTTTTCCACTTCGCAGTTGACCCAATCCGGAACCAGTGTCTGGACCTACAACGTCCTGACTAGGGAAGCTGGAAGTTCACTGATCATTCATGCACAGCGGACCGCAGGGGACAGAACGATTTCTATGGGTCTCTACCTACGGAGGCTAATGCTTGTCCATGCAGGCTAATAAGAAGCTTGGGAAAGTCTGGTCGGGAGTGCTGTTCAATCACGTTCTCCTGGAGACCGACTACCCCGACGGGCAGCCGAAGATCATTGGTTTCCCTCGTGGAGAGAGGGTACGCCTCCAGCCCGACTCGGAGTTTCCAAGCTTTACCCGTCAGGAAGACATGGACGAATTGGTTGCTCTCCTGGAGGCAATCCAAAGGAAGGGTTGATTGTGCCTCTACGAACCAAGGGTGGGCGGAAGTGTGTCGAGGAGAACATGAAGGAACTCTCTAGTCCGGGAGCAAAGCCTCGACCACGGAAGCAGAAGATAGCCATAGCGCACCGTGCCTGTGGAATGTCCAAGAAGAAAAGACGGAGTAAGAAATGAACAACAGAGTCCCCCTGTCGGGAGTGTCAGTTGGAATTGAGGCGGAGTGGCCCCCCTCAAAGAAAGTAGAAGCCGTTCTTAGCGGTCTCCAGAAAGTCTCCAAGGAGGTCTCGTGGTCGGGTGGTACGGTTAATCTGGACCTCAACTACCACATCGGTTTGCTCATGATCTTGAAGGAGATTGCTGAGCTTGTTGAAGCTTTACAGGGAACGACGGAGACTGTGGGTGATAATGGGGAGGTAGTCAATGTCGATGCCTCCTGAGCTTATCTACATCGGTTCCGTCTTTCTGTCCATCCTTGTAGGTTTCTTTATGGGGTACGGACTTGTACACACACAGGTCACCCTTCTGCATCGAGAATTGCAGGCAATGCGCGGAGACCTGCAGCAGCGGGAGAAACTCCTGTCTACAAGGGCAACTAGGGAGCACAAGCTGCTCTCTTCCTTGATGGACCGCATGGATATTCCTCTGGATGGGGGAAAGAACCGGGTTTTGGATCGTTCTCCTCGTGCAATTGCAGAACTCCTTCGAAAACGGAGGGAGGAGAATGAGCGACAGTGGCAGGAAGTGAACAAGGAGATCACACCGTGAGTGAGGTACATCACCAGAAGGCGAAGCGAGCGAAGCGTAATCGGGATACTTTTACGTGGGATTCCACGGAAGGTCAGGCTGTCTTGCCCGGTCAGAAGAAAGGCTATTCTGGATCGGATGGCAAGAGTGTCATTGGAACGGCAAAGCGTCCGAAGAGAGGTCGTGGGAGTCACACTTCGTAAGGATTAGGAATGCCCGCTACGATCGTCGAGCCCCCCCGGCGCGGAAGGGCCCTAGGCTACGATGTGCTGGGGGCACACAAGATTGACTGGGGAAACCCCAAGGACGAGGACCTCCTCGTCTTCGTAGATACCCAGGTTCGGGCACATGACACAAGACATTTGTGGTGGGTCCGGAAGGCGAAAGTGCAGTTAGCCTGGGCAGAGGGGGAGCAGCTCAAGATATGGGACCCACATAGTCGGTCTTTGATCGACTCCTACGACGTGCAGACGGATCGCATTGCGCTTTTTGCTAATCGCTTGAAGCCCGCGGTTCTAAACTGGATTTCCCTGATTACCGCTCGGGAGGTCTCCTTCCGTGTTCACCCTGCTACGGATGAGGACACCGACATTGAGTCGGCCCGAGTGATGGATAAGCTCTCTACCTACTACTGGCGGAAGCTTTTGGGGAATACCAAGTTCGTCGAGGCTCTGTGGCTTATGTTCTGTACGGGCTGCTCCTTCCTGATGTCTACGTGGGACCCCTTTCAGGGACAGATGTACAGCCTGAAACCGGAGGACGTCCTCGACGAAAAGGATACGAAAGGGGGTGTCTATACTGTTCGGCAGCGCTTTGCCAATCTGATTGGCTCTTTGCTTGGTGTAGATGGTAGGGATGTGGACCTCAGTGAAGAAGGCTCCTACCAAGTGGGAGAAGGGGACCTAGCTTGTGACCTCTTAACCGGCTTCGAGGTCGTTCCTCCGTTTCGGGCCACCGGCATTGATACCTCCTCCTGGTTGATGGTTCGTCGACACCACCTGTACGAGGAAATACAGGAGAGATATGGGGAGAAGGCAAAGGAGCTTACTCCTGGTCTCTCCGAGGCGAACTTTACCTACCAGGACTACACAGCCTACCAGTATCCCTCGGAACGTCAGGCGTATGGTCTTTATTCTCTCCAGCAGAGTCCGGATCACGTTCTGGTCTACGAGATTTGGAGACCGAAGTCTAGGCGCTATCCGAAAGGTTTCTATGGAGTCGTTTGCCAGCAGAAGGTCCTGAAGAAGGGTCCCAACCCCTACGAACATGGTGAGATTCCTGTTGTCATGCTTCAGGAGCTTCCCAGTCCTAAGCACTTTTGGCCTCCCTCTACTCTTCAGGACCTAATGTCTCTCCAGATGGAGATGAACGTTACGTTAAGTCAGGTGGCGGAGCATAAAGCGGCAACGGTTCAACCTCGAATCCTGGCGGAGAGAAATGCTGGTCTCGATGAACTCGCGTTTACGGCACGTCAGGAGATTGTAGAGGTTGCTCCAGGAAAGTTGGAATCCGTCAAGCCGTGGATACCGGAGCCCCTTCCTGCCTACCTGCCTTACTGGGATGAACGGCTGAGGCGGGACTTTGAAGATGTTAGTCGAAACCATGCCCCCTCCTATGGCAGACAGAAGGGCTCGATCAAATCGGGTCGTCATGCGATTGCTCTACAGGAGGCGGATGCACGACTGAATTCCCCCATGATGAGGCTTCTGCAGGATTCCCTAGCCCACGTATGTCGACAGTGGGGGTCGATTCTGCATCAGTTCGTTCCAGAAGAGAGAACCCTCACGATTGTTGGGGAGAATACAGAACCGGAAGTCCTGACTTGGTCGAAGGAAGCTCTCCCACATGAGATACATAACGTCACCTGCGATCTAGGAACCGCTCTCGATCGGTCTACAACGATGCAGCTCATAGACATGCTGACGGCCCGCGGGTGGTTGTCTCCTGCCAAAGAGCAGGACCAGAGGCTTGTCTACCGGTGGTTGGGTGAGGGCGTAGCGACAGAAGTTGATCCGACAAAGGACGATAGACGGAATGCCTCTGTGGAGAACAAGTCCCTCCTGCAGGGAAGGTATTTGAATGTTCCTGAGGGGGATGACGACACCGTTCATTTGGAAGAACACGCTCGGATTATGAAGCACGCCCAGTACAGGAGACGTGCTCTTGCCAATCCGGATGTGGAAACCTGCCTCGAAGTCCACATGAGGGAGCATGAGCGGTCTAGGCTGCGCAAGGTGATCCGACAGAAGGTCATGGCGCAGGAGATCGAAGTGAAGCTGATCCAGGAACTCGGACTTCTTCCTCCGATGGGTGCCGGGGGTCCTCCGTCTAAACCTCCTACCCCGGCACCTCCTGCTGACCAGTCTCGTAAGCAGAGACCCGTACGAGCATCCCGCCGGATACAGACAGCTCCGGGGGGTTATGAACAGCGTTCTAGTGGTTTGTTGGTCCCACAGTGAGATAAGTAATGTCAAAGCCAGAGAAAACGAAAGACGATACGACACCCGATCCAAAGGATGACAAGAAGCCCGAGAGCAAGGAGGAAGACACGTCCGGGGCAACAGGGGACACGTCTGAGTCCAAGGAGACTAACAAGGAAACAAAATCGGAGATTCCTGAAGATGACAAGAAATGGGTTGACCTGAAGAAATACGGAGTCACTCCGGAGCAGTTGGTTGCCTATGCACATCGGGGCTATCAGGAAATGCAGAAGGATGGCAAGAGGGACGAGCAGGAGGACGACTCAAAAGGAGAGGACAAGGAGGGGGATGAGGAAGAGCTTCCTGTAACCAAGGCGGAAGTCAAGCAGATGAAGAAGGAAATGGAGGAGATGAGGGAAAATCTCTCTAGGGATATGCGGATTGGCGATGCGGCTTCGATCAATCAGGTGAAACTCGAAGCACTCTGCAATTCCGACTCCCTCCTGAAGGATGATATGTATGCCCGAGAGATCGTAACTGGGAATGTCTACAAAGCGATGGCGAACGGTCTCACAATCGAGCAGGCTTTTGCTGAGGCGTCAGAGAAGCATAGGAAGCATCTCGCTGCAGCAAACAAGAAGGCAAACCAGGACAAGATTGCAGCCAATGCGGCGAGTGGTCCAGGTGCCGGTTCTACAGAGCCGGAGACTCCCAAGCTTCCGGAGTTTGAGCATAAAGCCTCGGACTTTCGAGATGGCACGGCTCTGAAACAGGCGATGGAAGTCGTGCGGACGTTACATGGTGGGTAGTGGTTTTTAGGCAGACCGGGAGCGACGTGGGAAAGGCACTCCGGAACGTCGCCCCCAGGTCCAAAGGAGAAAGTGGATGGCAACACCTTCAACGGCAACGCGAACGACTTACGCGAATCTCCTGCGTCAAGTCTACACGCCGAAGCTGTGGCAGCTCCAGAACAGAGACCGGATTCTCCTTCAGCTTTTGCAGAGAGACGAAGCAAACTACGCTGAGGGTACGCAGATTAACGTCCGGCTTCACACGGCTGGTGCCCACGGCGTCGGTTGGTCAACGGCTGGAACCCTGCCGTCTCCTGGGGCTCAGCTTGGGAACACGGCGTCGACCAACTACAAGCGCATCTACGGTCGCATAAAGGTTGACGGCGCCCTCATGGCTTCGACGAGAGGGCCCAGTGCTGCAGAGGTACGGGCCCTTCAGTTTGAGGCACAGAACATGATTGAGGACTTGGCCGATGCTCTTGCCTACGACATCTGGCAGGACGGTACGGGTCGGCTGGGCGCTCAGATTGTCGCTCTAGATACCCCAGCAGCAGGGGATTTCCGTCTTGCGAAGGCGAACTGTGGGATCAAGAAGAACATGATTCTGGACACCAGTTCGACGACGGGTACTGGAGATGACGCTGAGACTACAGTGACCGTTGACTCGATCGCTGAGGACAGCAATGACTCTTCACAGTACGCGGTTCTGACGAATGGTACTACTGGTGATGGCTCATACAGCGACGTTGTCTACTATGCGTACCGTCAGGGTTCTCGTGGAGATGCAATCGATGGGATCGCCTCCATCGTCAGTGACACCGGCACGTATCTTGGAATCAACCGGGCAACCGCGGGCAACGAGTTCTGGAAGGCGCAGGTCCTCGACAACGGTGGTACCAACCGTGAGATTACTCTCTCCCTAATCCAGGAAGCGATTGATGCGGTAGAGAAGAACTCTCCTGGTACGGTCAAGATCATTGTTACGACCCATGCAATCTGGAACAAGATTGCAAACCTTCTGGTTGCTGACAAAAGGTATGGGGGCAGTGAGCAGACCCTCAATGGCTGGTGTCGAGCACTGATGTTTCGTGACGACATCCCGGTTGTCCGTGACAAGTACGCCCCCGCAAACACGGCGTACGGGCTAGACCTTGATACCTGGACAGTCTACCAGGATTCCGAAGGTGGGTTTATTGACGAGGACGGTCAGATTCTGCGGCAGGTGAGCGGAAGTGATGCTTTTGAGGCGTCCTGGAGGCGGTACCTCCAGTTGGTGTGCCACGACCCGGCAAGCAACTTCAAGCTCTCCGACATTGCTGAGTAAGGTCTCAGTATCCACCCACCTAATTTCCCTGGAGAAGGTGCGCGTGGGGTCAACTGTGTAAAGGAGACTGAACGTGATTAGAGATCGGAACGTCGATTGGAAAACAGGTCGAACGTACATTGGTTGGAAGGACCTAACCGGTACCATCGGTTGTACTGGAGGTACCGTCTTTGTCTGGCTCGATGCAGGTGCTGTTGTGGCTCAGGAAATCAGCACTACGAATCTGGGTGCCCCTTTGATGGAGGCTGCGGATGACCAGCTTAGCCACAACATGGTCGTTCCCCAGGAATGGGACCCAAACTATCCGCTCAAGTTTTCTGTGAACTGGACTCATGGAAGTTCAACGACCGGTGACTCAGTTACTTGGCTCGTCCTCTGTGATTTCAAGGCAGAAAACGTAGCACTCGCGGCGGCTTCCACGGCATTGGATACTGTTATCGCTGATGACAATGTCGTAACCCAGTGGGGGAATCAGTGGACTCCTCAGGGAATTAAGAATGCCAACTGGTTGACCAGGGCTCAGGTAGACAGTGGTCGCTATCAGATGGTTCTTTCAATCGAGGCTGCTGTGCTGACAGACATTACCGAGGACATTCACTTCCTGGGTCTGGAGATCGAGTTCACCAGGAGAATGACAAAGTCGTGATGGTGTTGTCATGGCAAAGAAGTGGATTCAGAAGGCGATCAAGCGCCCGGGCGCCCTAACCAAGAAGGCCAAGGCAAAGGGTCAGTCCGTCTCAGAGTTCTGTAAGAGTACCGGGGGAAAGTCGACCAGAACGAAGAGACAGTGTGCCCTGGCGAAGACATTGAAGGGTTTCTCCAAGGGGAAGAAATCGTGACCATTGAAGAAATCCGCTCGCGGGTCCGCGAGTACATAGACGATCCTGACATCCAGGTCTGGACCGACTCCCGACTTAACGGTCACCTCGACGATGCCGTTAATGAGATGATGACTCTCCTGGACCAGAACATGCCCGAATATGCCGGGTCTATCCAGGGGGACTACGACGTTCTGCTTGGGTCTCTAACTGACATGCTTGCTGCTCAACCTTTCTGGGAAGGACAGCTTCCAACTGATTTTAGGAGACCCATCTCAGTTTTCCGACAGCCTTCCGGTAGTGTGACGTATCACGTTCCTGTCAAGATCATTCCCTTTACGGATGCTTGGCTCTACAAAGGAGTGGATGCGTGTGCTACCTGTTACTTCCGTCACATCTCCCAGAAGAGTGAGGGAGGGGCGGTTACGGAGGGGCAGGATGAGA